TTTTGTCTTAAAAGGATTGATCAATGCATACGCCGACAGCTTTCAGGGAGCGCCGGCAAAAAACTAAAAGATGCCGCCCGACATTGGTGCGAAGCGGGCGGCAAATTTGAAGAAAATTACGAAGACCTGATGGCTCAGGGCATGGACCCTGGCGAGATCAACGCTATGCGTAAAGCGGCAAAAGCTGCGCAGTTTGAGGTGTGGGAAGAAAACTGGCAGGCTCTGCAAATTTTCTTGCAGTGCCAAACCCAATGGCGGGTGTCAATGGGTGGGTTGATAGGTCTGGACTATGCGGCGGTTGCATGGGTGCTTAAACTGTATGAGATAGATGACCAGCGTTCGACGCTTGAAAAACTCCAAGTCATCGAAGCTGCTGTTTTGCAAGTGTTGAACAAGTAGGTCGCCATCATGATTGAAAATTCGCTGCTTAGGATCAAAGCTTCCGTCTCTGGAGACAATGAAATAAAACGCCTTGGCAATACGATGAAAGGCGTTCAAGGTCAAGTCCAAAATTTAAGGTCAGGCGTTGGCAAGTTAGCTGGTGCGTTTAGAGCGTTATTTGCTGCGGCTGCTGTTTCGGGATTTGCAGCTTATGTCAAATCTGCAGCTGATACCGCTGATGCTTTCGGCAAGTTAGAAGTCCGCACTGGCATTGCAGCAGAAAAATTGGTCGGCTACGTGCAAGCCGGCAAGCTAGCTGATGTGAGCCAAAAGCAACTGATTACTGGTTTGCGTACATTGGCGCGAACGCAGTCTGAAGCAGCAGAAGGAACAGCCAGCTACGCAGAAGCCTATGCAAAACTTGGCGTCTCCGTAAAAAATAGCGACGGAACGCTGAAAGCTTCTGACAAATTGCTAGGCGAAATCGCTGATCAATTTAAGGACTTGCCGGACGGGCCAGAAAAGGCGGCCTTAGCGATGGATTTGTTTGGCAAATCTGGCGCTGATATGATCACGTTGCTTAATGGCGGCAGCGCATCCCTTGAGGAATTTAACTACAACCTAAGCGACAAATTTGCGCAAAACGCTGAATACTATAACGACCAAATAACTAAGCTAAGTTTTGCATTTGAAGGGTTTCAAATGCAGTTGATGGATGCGTTGATGCCAGCGCTCATTTCCATCACTGAGGTGTTTGCAGAATTATTTAACACCGAAGCAGATTGGGAAGCGTTGTTTTCTGTAATCGAATTTGGATTGCGTAGCGTGGCAATCGCAACGTTGACTGTAATCAAGGGGATTGACGAGCAAATTAGGCTTGTAAAAACTGCCATTGATATTGTTAATACGGCATTGTCTGGTGACTTAGGCAAAGCTGGCCAGATAGCGCAACAATATGGCGCCGGCTTTATGGAAAGGCTGGAGACTAGCGGGTCGCAATTTGATCGCTTAATGTTTGGGCGTGGTGAGGCGCCTGAAGGTTACGGCAGACGAGGCGGCAGGCGTTTCCAGGTTGGCGATGTTGTTGGCGGTGGGGCTCGTACAGCAAAAGAAATTGCTGACATTACTGACGAGCAATTACAACTTGAACTGCAAATCATTGAGGCAAGAGAAAAAGGGCAGGCTCTTCATGTCATTGCCTTAGAAGCGGACTTGAAAATTCTCGCTCTTGATCAGAAGCGGATCGGCGCCAATAAAAGGATCCTTGAACTAGCCAAGATCAAAGAAGAATCTGACAAAAAAACTAAAGACCTGTTTGAAAAATCTATGCAAGCCATCATCGATGGAATTATGAAAGAGCAGCAAGAGCTTTTGAAAACGCTGCAAATAGAAGACGACAGGCTTGAAACGGTCAGGGAATATAACAAGTTGCTTGAGGAGCAGCAAACACTTGCTGACCCAATGCAAGGATTCAAAGCTGGTTTGGATTCTTACGTTGAAAGCTTAGGCACTGCTTTTGATGCAGTTAAGAATTTCACAGAGGTTGGCTTAAATGGCCTTGGCAATGCAATTTCTGAACTCGTCACAACCGGGACTACGGATTTCAAACAATTTGCTGCGTCGCTGTTGCAGGAAATGTCGCAAATCATCATTAGAGGTCTTTTATTGCGCAGCATCTTGTCAATTTTTGGCGTTGGAAAGCCTGCCGTATCGCAGCTTGATGCTTTAGGAGCAGGCTTCAGCATGGGCTCAGATCTTGCCGGAATGTTGCCAAATGCGATGGGCAATGCTTACGCCAAAAACGGGATTGTTCCGTTTGCCAAAGGCGGCATTGTTGATAAGCCAAAGATCTTCCCCTTTGCCAATGGCATTGGATTGATGGGTGAAGCAGGCCCTGAAGCGATCATGCCTTTGCGTCGTACTGCAACCGGTCGTCTTGGCGTTGAGGCGACTGGTGGCACCAGCAACATTGTTGTCAATGTCGATGCAAGCGGTACTCGTGTGCAAGGTGATGACACACGCGGCAAGCAGTTGGGTGGTGCCATTTCTGCAGCAGTGCAGGCAGAATTGATTAAGCAACGCCGCCCTGGTGGTTTACTCGCAAGCTGATGGCTACTTTCCCTGACGTTTCACCTGAATACGGCGCATCTAAGCGTGCTCAGCCCAATGTTCGTATTGCGCAGTTTGGCAGTGGCTATTCACAGCGCACAACATTTGGATTGAATCAAGACCCTAAGACTTGGAGCCTGGCGTGGAATTATCTAGAAGCCGCTGATGCCAACAGCATTGAGGACTTTCTAGAGGCACGTGGTGGTGTTGAAGCATTTGAATGGACCCCACCAGATGACACGACAGAATACAAATGGATTTGCCGAGAATGGACCAAGGCCATGCCTGTTGGCTTGAGGTTCACGATCACGGCCACGTTTGAGCAGGTGTTTGAAGCATGAGCACACCACAGAAGATTCAGGAACAGCTTCAGTCGCTGGAGCCATCAGCAATCATCGAGCTGTTTCAGTTGCAGCTTACGGCGGCAGTTAATGGCGTCGATTCGACGTTTTACTATCACGCCGGAACGAACGAGCTGACTGCTGAAGTGGTGTTCAATGGGATTAGCTATTTGGCCTATCCGATTGAGGTTGATGGGTTTGAGGTGAGTTCAAAGGGCACGCTGCCTCGGCCATCGATGCGGATTGCCAATGCAAATAATGCAATTTCTGCATTGATCGTGCTCTATAACCCGCTGCAGGCAAAGGTTACGCGGGTCAGAACCTGTAAGAAGTTTCTTGATGCCGTCAACTTCTCAGGCGGTAATCCAACAGCAGACCCGACGGCCAAGTTTGAAGACGAGATCTGGTATATCGACCGAGTGGCCAATGAAAACCCAGAGTTGGTTGAGTTTGAGCTGACAAGCAAGCTAGACCTCACGAATCTTGCTTTGCCACGTCGTCAAGTCTTAGAGCATTGTCCTTGGCAGTATCGCGGCGCTGAATGCGGGTACAAAGGAACGCGCTATTTCGACCTGAACGACAAAGCTACGAGTGCAGCAAACGATCAATGCGCCAAGCGTTACACGAGCTGCACAAAGAGGTTTACATCTGGTGTGATTCCATTCGGAGGATTCCCTGGTGCCAGACTTCAAATGTGAGGCTGAGGCTCATGCTACAAAAGAATCACCGCGAGAATCGTGTGGCGTTGTGGTGGCAGGTCGTTACATACCTTGCCGTAATATCGCTGATCGTCCTGAGCAGGACTTTGTCTTAAATCCTGTCGATTATGCACGCGCTGCATTGACCGGGAGGATTGAAGCTATCGTGCATTCACACCCACAAGGCGGCACAGCAAGTGAAGCTGATCTCGCAGCCTGCAAGCACACCAAACTGCCTTGGCACATTCTCCTGCTGCCTGATCGTGAATGGTTGACTATCAATCCCTAGTCGGTCTGCGCTGGGAGTATGGCGTCAATGATTGCTTTACGTTGGTGCGTCAATGGTTCAAGCTGCAAGGCATTGAATTGCCTGAGTTTGCGCGACCTGAGAATTTAGAGGTCTGCAACAGCATCTTTCTTGAGCAGGCCGAAGCGATTGGATTTGAGCAGGTTGAATATGGCAAGCGATTGCCAGGCGATATTTTGATCATGCGACTGCATACACGCACGCCAATGCACGCGGCAATTCTGCTGCCTGATGAGTTGATTCTGCATCAGCGGCAAGACTCATTGAGTGCAATCGAGCCGTTGCGACGGTACTATGTCGAAAGGATTGCAGCAGTGTTCCGCTATGCAGCAGGTCGTCCGACTGCTGGGTGATCTGGGTGAGCGGTACGGCGCCGAGCACACCTATGAGAATCTGCGGACGCCTGCAGATGCGATCAAGCTGCTGTGCATTAACTCACCTGAGCTGCAGGAAGAGCTAATTCACGCGCATGAGCATGGCGTTGGCTATCGGTTGATTCAGGCTGATGTTGATCTGGGATATGAGGATCTACAGCTGCCGCTAGGCAGCCATGATTTGATCTTGACGCCTGTTGTTACAGGTAGTGGTGGCGGTGGTGTTGGCCAAGTGTTGGCAGGTGTTGGTTTGGTTGCGGCGGCAATTCTTCTTGGCCCGGCAAGTGCTGGCTTTTTAGGTTTAGGCGCTGGCTTTGTTTCTGGTGCAACTGCTGCTGCAGCATCAACAGCTATCGGCGCAATCGGCACCAGCTTGATCCTTGGCGGCGTCGCTCAGATGCTGTCACCACAACCGACGGTCCCAAATGTTGGTGGATTTCAAGGTCCGAATCGTGTGAGTAGTGCGGAGGCTACAAGTACTGATGGCCCGCAATCTGTTGTGCGTGGTTCAGATGGTCGGCAATCGTATATCTACACAGGTGCTGCAAACACTGTTGGCGTTGGTGCAACCATTCCCGTTGTCTATGGTGAAGTGTTGTCTGGAAGCCATTTGCTTTCTGCAAGGGTTGAAGTTGCAGATGATTCTGATCCATTAAAAACAGCAATTAAAGATCCTGGCCCTCAAACAATGTTGCTTGGCGGCGAAAAACTAACTTACGGAATCACGACCGTCGCAGGCGTTGAGGCTGCACGAACAAATAAAACTTTCTACACAAACACAAGTCCCAGGCATCGCACTAAGGTCGTAAATAGAGATCTGGCATTGATAAACGGCGAGGAGGTCAACTTAGGCTCTATTGGCGAGTTTGGAGCATATCGCCAACAATGCGATCTTGTTTTGGAGTTGCCTAGAGGTCTTTATGACTATGTGAGTGGCCCTGGGACGACGCTTGTCGATGGCTATATCACTTATCGCATTGAGCTAGTGGTCAGCGTTGCGGACCCCCCTGACTTTGTTGGTGGCAACTCGCAAGCCACGATCCAAGGATTGCTGACGCCAGGTCAACCTTACAGATGGGTTCATCGTCTTGAGCACAGCCAGGTGTCTGGTATTGATGATGTGTACTTCAAGGTGCAGATTGTTGATTCACGAGCTGTCGTGAACACGACTTTAAGAATCCATGCGTTTGGCTTTGGCCTGATCTAAACAATGGCACTCAATTCCACTTCTGTTATCAAGATTGTCGACCTGCTGTGCGAAGGTCCAATCGCTGGCGTCGTCGGTGGTGAACGAGGCGTTTATTTAGACGAGACGCCAATACTCGGGCCTGAGGGCCGCATGGGTAGTAATCG